CCGCGAGGCGTTAAATCGATTTTTTTTCGCCGGGGAAATGTCAAAGCCGAGCCTCTCCGATCAGCAAAAGCGATTTTGTGATAACTATTTGCTTTGTATGAACGCGACCGAGGCCGCGATCCAAGCGAGCTACTCGCCCGCGACCGCGGCACAATCCGCCTCGCGCCTGTTAAGCAAAGTTAATATTCGTGAATATATCGACGAGCGTCGCAAGCAAGAGGAGGAACTCGTCGGCATTTCCCGCGCGAAAAACCTCCGGCAACTGTCAATGATCGTCGAGCGATCTCTCGAGCCGGAGATCGTTTTCGATATGTGGGGAAACCCGATCTTTCGGGATATGCTCGTCGAGGTCGTCGTCGAGAGCAAGACAAAGCGCGGCAAGCCGAAAAAGGAGGTCAAAAAAGAGAAGGTGCGCGCCGTCATGGTCAAACAGAACCCGAAAGCGGCGACCGCGGCGCTTGCCGAGATCAATAAAATGCTCGGCTATCACGCGCCGACTAAGATTAAAGATGTCACGGAGAACCCGCTCGCGAGCCTCGCGACAAAGCTTTTCGCGAAAGCTCCGCACAAATGAAGCTCGGCGCGCTCCGCTATGATCCGGAATCGTCGGCGGATCTCGAGCGCCTCCTCGAGTTTTTCGTCGCGGCCGTGTTCGAAGTGTTCGACTTTCGGCTCGCCTCTTGGCAAGTCGAGATCGCCCGCGAGATCTTTTATCGGCTTTTCCGGAGGCGCCGCCATACGATCACCATTTCCGCATGTCGCCAAGTCGGCAAGACGGAAACGGTTTGTTTTGTGATATGGTTTTTAACCTATGTTTTCCCGGTCATTGCCGGGGAGCGCTTTCGTGCCTGTTTCGTCGCGCCGGAAAAGGGGACGAGCTCGGAGGTGTACGATCGAACGAAACTCCTCTTTGATAAGTGCGAGAACTTCGATCCGGCCGGGTTTCAATTCGAGCAAAAGAACCTCGACGCGATCGTTTTAAGGGACGGCTCCCGGCTCGAGCAATTCGGCCTCTTTAAAGCCTATGCCAAGCGCGAGGACAAAAAGACCGTGCGCGAGGGACGGACTTTTCATTTACTCGTCAGGGACGAAATGCATGTCGGCGACGACGAGATTTATAAAGACGAGCTCGAGCCCGCTCTCGCGACGACGGGCGGCCTCGATATCTGGATCGGAAACGGCGGCTTTCGCCAATGCGAGGCCAAGCGCAAAGTCGAGGCCGGGAATCTCAAGGCCTCGACGGTTTTCCGGCTCGACTATGATTCCATGATCGAGCGCATGCGCGCCGAGTACGAGGCGACCGGAAACCCGCTCTTTATGCGCTGGCTCGAGAGTCAAGAGAAGTATGTCGAGGACGAGGGCGGCCGCGGCTCCGAACTGGTACGGAAAAACTTGCTCCTCGAGTGGATCGTCGAATTTGGCTCGTTTTGCACTCCGGCCGAGCTTCACGCTTGCCGGAGGCAGGGCGAGCCGGATTTCTGGCCGACAAATTGGCTCGATGTCGGTATAGATTGGGGAAAGGAGGTCGATCTCTCGGTCGTCACGGTCACGGATTACGCGAATAACATTCGCACTTGGGGCGTTTTCCGCGGCGACTATACCACCGAACAGATCCCGGAGATCGTCGCCTTTCTCCGCAAATACCAAGCCGAGAGCAAGGATCGCGTCGTTTTCAAGCGCTGTTATTTCGACTCGACGGGCGCGGGAGATGTCGTCGGCGAGAGCCTGAAAAAAGCGCTCTGGTTTCGGGCGATCCCGATCGTCTTTTCCTCCGTCTCGAAAGATATCCTCGGCCGCAAGGGATTAAAAGCGCTCCGCTCGAAAGAGGAGCAAGAGCGGCTTTCCTATCCGGCAAACCACAAACACGCGGCCTTTTTCGAGAAGCAAATGACGGATCTCGAGAAAGAGTTTCGCGGCGAATCCGGCAAGCTCAACTATAAACACCCGGACACGGCCGACGCTCACGACGATTTCCCGGACTCCTATTTTTTGAGCATTTACGGGATCCAAAAAATTAATCAGATCCGGACATTTTCAAAATCGGCCAAGGCGTTTTCTTGATTCCTTTTCTTTTTTCCTCGCTTCCCGTATTGTTTCGGCAAAGTAATTTTTATTGACGCTATGTTTCCAACACCCGAAGAACAGGCGCGCGCGCAAGTTTTAGAAAATAATTATAAACTGTTCGAAGGGAAATTTAATGAGGTGCTCGACTACTTTAAAACCGCGAACGACCGCCGGAATAAACTCGAGGTCAATGTCAATATGTGCGAAATGATCTCGACGATCTTTGCGGATCTCCTCTTTTTGGAAGAGCCGACGATCACCGTTTCGGAGGACTCGGGCGCCGAGCAAGGCAAGCTCGACGCGATCATCGACAATAATAATTTTTTCTCGCAATTGTGGGAAAGCGCAATCGCACAATCTTGGGGAGGAAAAGCGGTTTTCGAGGTGCGTCTCGCAAATGGCCTCGCCGTGATCGAGGAGAGCCCGCCGGACATTGTCTTTCCGCAATATAACCAACGCAACATAAAGGCCAAGCCGGATCAAATTATTTTTGCTTGGTATGTCGAGATCAGTAAAAAGCCTTATCTCTTTAAAAAGATCCATTCGATCGGCCGGATCGATTATCAGCTGTGGGAGTGCGACGCCAAAAAGGGCAAGCCGAAAACGATCGTCCCGCTCGCCATGTTCGACGCGACGCTCCCGGAGGAGGGCGAGGAAACCGGACTCGACTTGATTCCCGTTTTTTGGGCGAACAATCCGAAAGACGGCAAGAAACCGGAGGGCGTTTCCGACTATAAAAATCTTTACTCGCTCCTTTCCGAGCTTTGCCGCGTCAATTCGCAAATCGCCACGCAATTAAAAAAGCACGGCGACGCGAAACTCGCCGTCCCTCCCGGCGTCCTCGACGAGAAAGGCGAGGTCGCGCTCGAGCGGCTCGAAATGATCGAAGTCGAGACGACGGAATCGGGCGGCTTTCAAAAGCCGGAATACATTTCAAACGCAAATTCTTTGATTGATCAAGCATTCAAACAACGCGACGAGATCAAACAGGAAATCGCGCGGATCTCCGAGGTCGCCTTTGTGCTCCTCGACTTGCCCGTGCAAGGCGGCGTTATGAAAGACGAGACGTTTTCCGAGAGTGCGGCGCGGACGATTGCCAAGGTGAAGCGCAAAAAAAAGACGTATACGAATTTAATCCAAGAGGTGCTCGCCTTTGCTTACTTTTGGGAACATAACAAACGGATCCCGAAATCGGCGATCAACGTCAAATTTCATGATTCCCTCCCGGAAAACGCCATGCGGAAAACCAATATCGAAGTCGCGCGCATGACGGTGGGGATCCAAAGCAAGCGCGACGCGATCAAGAACCTTGACGGCCTTTCCGGCGAGGCACTCGAGGCGAAGCTCGAGGAGATCAAGGCCGAGGAAAATTCCCTTGTCAAAGTCGGCTTTTAAAATGAAACGAAACTTTACAATCGGCGCGTTTAAAGCGGCCTCCGCGCAATATGAAGCGGTCAAGGCGGAAATGATCGAGCGGATCAAGCTCGCCGTCACGGCGCGCGGGAAATTCTTTCTCTCGGCCGTCTCGGCCTCCGTCGCCGCGGGGTTTTTTGTGTATTGTGTTTGCCTCGGTTTCCGCCTCGGCCTCGGCCTTTAAAACCCGTCAATGGCAAAGCAAAGCGACCCTCGCAAGATCCGCCGGGAGATCGAACGCAAAACCGAGATCCTCGGCGGCATTTACTCGCGGGCATATAAAGAGATTATCGAGATCGTCGAGAAAGACGCCGGGACGCTCTTTCGCCGGGAGCGCGCGAAACGCATGCTCGCGAATTTAAACGGCGTCCTCGCGCAACTGGACGCCGACACCCGCGCTTTTATCGAGAAGGAGATCCCGAACCTTTATAAATCCGTCGCGGCGGCCGCAAAATATGATCTCGTCGTCGACGGAAAAGTCATCGAACAGGCTTTTTCGCAGATCCACGTCGACGCGATCAAGATAATCGCGGACGAGGCAAAGACCCGGTTCGCCGAAAGCATGCAAGCCGTCAAAAAAAGCGCCCTTGAAAAAATCTCGCTCGCGCAAACGACGCATATCCGCGAGGCAATCGGCGCGGGCGCCACGCTCGGCAAAGCCCGCGAAACCGTCGCGCGGACGGTACTCGAGAAGCTCGAGCAAGACGGAATCGTCGGCTTGCTCGACAAGAGCGGCAAAAACTGGCAACTTGACCGTTACGCGCGCATGCTGACGGGAGAGGTGCTCGCGTCGACCGGGCGCCAAGCGATCGCCAACGTCGGCACGGAGAACGGTTTCGACGTGTATCAAATCACGCGCCACGGAGCAAAGGACGCTTGTCGCTTCCACGAGGGAGAGCTTTTTTCCATGACAGGCGCGACTCCGGGAATGCCGACCTTTGCGGAGCTCCGGGCGTCCGGAGAAATCTTTCATGTCGGCTGTCGGCATTCCTATTTTGTCATGACGAATTACTCGAAAAAACAGGAAAAGGCGAGCGCCAAGGTCGCCGAGCGGCTCCAAACAGGCGGCAAGATTTCCAATTATGACGCGCTCAAAAACAAAGAGGCCTCGGCCGCGGACGCCCTCGCCGCGCAAGAGGCGCGCCGCAAAATTGGCGATTCCTGACTATTGCGAACAAAAACGCATTGCTTTACACTTTGCCCGTCGTCCGCCGAGGACGTTAAACATCGTCTTTTTTTTAAATCATGAGTGATACGGATAAAAACGCCACGTCTCCCGGCGGTCAAACAGGAGACAACGGAAGCGCCAACGGTACAGGCGACACGAAAAAACAGGCCGACACCAACGGCGGCAATGAGGGCGGCGAAAATAAAAATCCGCCTCCCGAAACGATTCCTTACTCTCGTTTTTCCGAGGAGGTTTCCAAGCGGAAAGCGCTCGAGGAGCGTCTCTCTAAAATGGAAAGCGACTCGACAACGGCGCGACAAAAAGCGCTCGAGGAAAACAAGAAATTCGAGGATCTCTACAATGAATCGAAACCGCACGTCGAGCGCGCGAAAGCGCTCGAGGCCGTCGTCACGCGATCCGTCGATGAACTCATGACAAAGATTCCCGAGGACAAGCGGAGCTTGATCCCGGAATCGCTCACGCCCGAGGCAAAACTCGATTATATTCATAAGAATTACGACTTTTTGACCGCCGCGGCGGGAGGGAAAACAATCGGCCACGGGACAAATCCCGGCGGCGATACCACCTCGACGAAAACTTTCACCGCCGAGCAGCTAAAGGATCCGAAATTCTACGCGGAAAACCGCGACGAGATCCTGAAAGCGCAACGCGAGGGAAGAATCAAAGACTAAGCCAACCGGAGAGATCACCTTTTGATTTTTTAAACGACTACAATGTCAAACTCTTTGACTGTTCACAATGCGACCATTATCGCGCAAGAGGCCTTAAATGTCCTCCGCGCGAATCTCTTCCTTGCAAAGCGGATCCGCCGCGATTACGAGGAAGACGTTAAAATTTACGGGAACGTCGTCACGATCCCGAAATTCGGAACGCTCGCCGCCAATGACAAGGCCGCGGGAGGATCCCGAACCGTGCAAGACGTAACCTCGGGAAGTGTCTCGGTTACACTCAATAAGCACAAAGAGGCCTCTTTCCTGATTGAAGATCCGGAACGCGCCTTTTCCCGAAACGACCTGATCCAAGGATATACAATTTCGGGCATGACGGCGATCCTTGAGGCCGTCGAGAGCGACATTTTCGCGCTTTATGCCGGACTCTCGCAAACTGTCGGCTCGTCCGGGACGGCACTCTCCGAGGCGAATATCCTCGCCGTGCGGAAACTCCTCCGCGACGCCAAAGCTCCGATCGACGACAATTTCACGCTGGCATTGTCGACGACTGATTACTCGACGGCGCTCGGCCTCGATCGCTTCACCTCCGCCGACAAGATCGGCGCGGCTGGCAAGATCGCCGACGGCGCGCTCGGCAAGATTCACGGTTTCCAGACGTTCGAATCGCAACTTGTGAAAGTCGCGACCGGGCGGCACAATCTCGCGTTTCACCGCGACGCTTTCGCTCTCGTCGTCCGTCCGCTTCCTGAAATTCCCGCGGGAATGGGAACGATCGGGACTGTCGTCAGTGATCCAGACAGCGGCCTCGCCGTTCGCGTCCGTATGAACTACGACGCCGACCGCGGCGGCATTGTGACAACTGTCGAAATCCTTTACGGAGTGGCAGAATGTCGCGACGAGCTCGCCGTCGATTATATTTGCTAATCGGCCGCGGCAAGCGCCGCAACAAAACCCGGAACGACGCGAAGGTTTTCCGCCGCTTTCCCTCAATAAAGCGGCAACAAACTTTTCAATCTTTCAAAACACGCTATGTTTACTCAAGATAGTGCAGGAATAATTTACTTGACCAATCCCGCCGGGGATCGCGTTTTCGCTTGGGGGACGACCGTCCCGACCGACGCGACCGACGGGTACGCGAAAGGCTGTCTCTTTGTCGACACCGACGTCGCCAACGGAACCGTTTCCGTATATGCCAATCAAGGCACAAAAGACGCTTGTGTTTTCAAGCTCATTAACGTCGACACGACGGTCGCCGCCGAGCTCGCCGCCGACGCCGTCGAGACCGCCAAGATCAAGGACGCCGCGGTCACGCTCGCGAAACTCGCCGCCGGGGTCGCTCCCGGGTTTATCGTCAAGTATGCCGGGAGCTTCACGACTGCCGGAGGCGACGCCGCCGAGTCGATCCCGGTCGCGGGTGCGCTCGCGACGGACATCGCGATCGCCACTTTGAAAGCGAAAGGAGCGACGCCGCGGACAATCTTGACCGCCGTCGCCGCGGAGAACGCGATCACGCTCGAGTTTTCGGGCGATCCCTCGACGGATCACGTCGTCGGGTATATGGTACTCCGCGCCGCCGCCTGACGCCCGAGACGATTTCTCGCCGCTCGGCTCCCTCCTTTCGGAGCCGGGCGGAAAGAAGTTTTCTTTTTTATCCCTCTCTTATGCCTTATATTAAAAACCCGAAAGGCCGCATCGTCGACGTCTCAAAGGAAATGGCCGAGTATTTGCTCGCCGAAAAGCCGACGAAAACAATCGAAGGGCGCGCTATGCGGAATGATCGAGGCGACCCGGTCGTCGTCG